TCTCTGCGTTCAAACTGCTCTCTTGCCTCTAAATAACTTAGTTCTGCCTTGGATTTGCAAAGATACAGTATTTATCTTGTGAAGTTTTCCGGACCTAATGCTAGGACATCTGCGTTTAACCTATCAGATGAACCCCAGTATTCTCGCCAATCGCTTTCTACTACACTTCTTCTTTTGAGTTTTTTGCCTTTGAGTGGGGGTTTAGTACGTTTGAATTGTGCTAATTTCTTGCCTATGTACTTCTGTCCGGTGATTTTATTCGTGATTATATAAACAAAGCCAATATAGCCTTCTGGTATTTCGTCTATTATTTGATTTTGAAACGTCCATTGCACTCTTTAATTAGTTAAAGCTTCTTGCCTCTCATGCCTTTTCTGGATTCTTGCTGTATCTTTCGTTTGTCTTGTATTTCTACCCTTAGTATTGATGCCTGTGTGCGTATTTCTGATAGCCATGATCTAGCCTTAATGCCTGCTTCGTTGGATTTTTTGTGATGAAATCGATCCTGCCATTTAAAGTATTCTTGAAAAGCATGGATCAAGCGATCATGTGCGTCTGAACTCATGCCACGATCTCTATGTCATTTGAATAACTAGTAAATCCATTCTCTTTAATCACCTTCAGCACGTGATTGACTCTGCTGGTCAAGTCATCTCTATGTGAAATCAAGAACACATTCTTGTCACGTTCACGAGTCATGCGTTTTAACACAGCAATACTGGATTCAACACCACTAGCGTCCATGCCTGAATCTACAAGTTCGTCAATAAACAGCAAGTTGATACTGGTGTACAGATTTTCCCATACATCACGAAACGCCCAGCTAAGGCTTAGAATTAATCTATTACGTTCACCGCGACTTAGATTGTCAAAATCTAGATCCTGTCCTAGCTGTGTGATAATCACAGTAAGATCATTCTGGAACTCCACGGTGTGAGGCAATCCAATCTTGTCCAAGTAGTAGGTCAATCGTTGATTCAAAAACGCAAGATTCTGATCTATTATTCGTTTGCGAACAAAACTATCTTTGTTGGTTAATAACTTGTGCAAGAACTCCTGATGATCTTTGACACGCACTAATTCATTGAGACCGTTCCAGTCTATTTCCTGGACGGCTGTTTCTTTTAGTTCAACAATCTGATCATCGTAAGGGTTTTCTTCCGCAGTCTTGATAGTAATATCACGTTCTAGACTATCTAGTGTGTTTTTATGATTTAGAGCCTGTTCTAGATTATCATAGGTTACTGCAGGACATGCCCCGAGTTCGCCTAGAAGTGATATTGCTTCAGTAATCACACTGAGCTCTTCAAGATGCTCGTTGATAGCGCCACGGCTTTCTTGAATCTGTGTAGATTTAGCAGACATAATTTCATTATGCTTGGAATCGTGTAATTCCTGACCGCAGGTATGGCATTTGTGTTCTGTTAGACTAGTTAATTCTCGTTCTAGTTTTTCTAAAATACGTTGTTCTTTTTCCAACGCTGAAGTTTGTTTAGCACTTAATGATGCTAGACTTTCGTGTTCTTTTTTGTTTGCATTCCAATCTGCTAAAGCTCGTTGATTGAGAATTTCTTGATCAATGTCAATGTCGCTGAGTCGATCTATGCTTTTAAGTAAATTGGTCAGAGCAGTTTCTTTTTGTTCTTCCCACATACGTTGTTTGCGTATTAGTGACTCGATGCTTTGTTGTATTCTTTCGTTGCTAGCTTTAACAGTTTCTATTCTTGTGTTTTCTGTTGCAATGCTGTCTTTGCTGATCTTGATTGCATCTTTGAGAGATTCTGCTTTTTCTGACAGTATGGTAATGCCCAACAGTTGTTCGATGATGGCACGTTGATCTGCTGCCTTCATGCTCAAGAACGGTTCTGTGTAGGTGTTCAAGGCAATAAGATGTTTGAACATTTCGTGTTTCATGCCAAACACTTCTTCAATGGCCTTTTGTGTTTCTCTGCTGTCACCTTGACTTTCGTCAAGATCGCTGAGCTCCTGTTCCTGATCGTTGATACTGAATCTCAGTAAATTAGGTTTACGACCTCGTTCGATATGATACTTGACGCCATCTTTTTCGAATGTAACAGTACACAACATGCCTTTGCAGTTGATCTTATTGATCAAATTATCTCGTTTGATATTGGTCAGGGCCTGTCCGTAGATGGCATAGCTGAGACCGTTAATAATAGTAGTCTTACCTGTGCCATTACGAGCTCCGCTGTCGTCACCACCTAGGTCCAAGTTCTCGCCTAAGACCAAAGTAAGTTGTCCGCGATCGAAATCTATGGCCTGGGTCTGATTGCCCACGCTCATAAAGTTGCGTACTGTGAGATTATTGATTTTAATCATAGTTCGTTGTAGATGTCCAACAGTAGTTTTTTGTCATAGGTGTCGCTGTCTATGTTATTGATCTGATTCATTACAATGGTGTCAACAGATTCGAATGTGATGTCTATGGGATTAACAGCACTTTCTACTTCTACCTTTTCTGGAATCAGCATGAGTTCACGCAGTTTATACTGCGGCATAAACTGTTCTTTGATAAAGTTTGCTTCTTCAAAGGTAATAGGCAAGTCGATAGTCACACGACAATGCATCTTTTCACGCAGTAACTTATCCGGGGTGTCAATGATCTGACTCAGCTTATAGGTTCTGTATATAGGCTGATCGGGCCAAGAATGATATTCGGGCTTGCCGCCCCAATCCATGATCATCATGCCACGATCATCGTCGCCTGCATCTGCATAGTTGTGCGGAAAAGCATTGCCTATATAGACCACATTGCCTTTTTGTTGCCGCTTGTGGAAGTGTCCAGTAAACACCAATTCCTGATGCTGAAAGTGTCCAGTCTGCAACTGACCGTGATCTGGCATCTGTATCATGGCATTCATGTAAAAATGCGGCAGTTCGAGATGTCCAAATATGTATCTGCTTTTCAGTTGTTTTACCGTGGTCCATTCGTCACCTATCAGCCAAGGCATGATAGTGACATTACCTTCTGTGTGTAATTCACGTATGGGCACAATGTTGGGAAACAGTCTCATAAACTCGACAGAGTTAATTTCACGTTTGTCTTTGTAGAACAAGTCGTGATTGCCTAGAATAAAATAGACTTTTTCAAAACTCTGACTGAGTTTTTCCAAGTTACTCACAGTATAATTCATAGTACTCACATCTGTGGTACTGCGATTATGATGCCAGTCGCCTAGGAATATGGCTGTTTCGCAGCCTTGTGCTCGAGCTGTGTCACAGAACCAAGTGACGAAATCTTCGCAGTCTTGGTTGTGGGTACGACTTCCGGATTTCAATCCAAAGTGTATGTCAGTGAAGCATGCAACTTTCTTAAAAAGGTTCATAGATTAATTTTAACAGAATATAAATGTAAGGTCAAACTCAATCTAAACTATCTGTGATAGTGACTGGTCCGGGAGCGTTCTTACCACCATTGGCGCTGTTTTGTCGTGTCCATGAAGGATTCATACCGTTCATTTCTAAAATATCGTCTCGAATATTTTGATTGCGTTTTTCAAGATTGATGATTCTAACGAATGAATTGGTCACAGCAGCAGTATAGTAGGCAAATGGATTGTCACTTTTTGATTCGTCGAATTGTAGTCCAATCTGGGTAAGCTGAAGTATGGCCTGCCCTTTCATTTCATCGTTGTAGGTATAACCACGGACGTTGCCTCTAGTGGCATATCTCTCACAGAGCTTGATGAACATACGAGCAAGGTCGTTGGTCATTTGTCCGTGATCCTTGGAGAACTCTCCACGATCTAGATCACCCTTCCAGTGACTTTTGCCTACACAGACCAAGTTACCATTGTCGTCATATTTCCAATGTTGGAAAGGTGGAAAGTTTACTTTGTCGTGACTGTCAGCAGTATTCTTTAGAGTTTTCTTACGACCTGGTGCCAACGGGACGTGTGTAAAGGTCATCACACGAAATACTAGATCCTGTTTCTGTACTTTGCGATAGTCTACTTCAAATTCTTTGGCTGGCATTTTTTTACCGGCTGCGTATACAGCTGCTTCGTGTGCGGCCTTGGCCATTTTAGATGCTCTATTTCGTTTGGCTTCTGCGATAGTGCGTATGTTCAGCTTGTCTAAGGTAGTAACGATTAGATCGTATTCTTCGTATGCTGGGTCTGTGAAACTACAGTAGGTATTTTTGCTTAGGTGTATTTCTCTTAATAAATCTTTGTTGGTTAGATACTTAATTTTAGGCACAATCATTGGTTAGAATTCTCCGTTATATATTATATAATAGCACATTTTTATCATAATAAATAGTCTATATGACAAGGAAATTTGCTCAAAATGGCTCGTAAGACTTATCCTGAAACACCACAACAAGAAGCTGACAGAATCAATAAGGCCAGTGGTGACCCTGTTGGTATCTCTGCCCAACAAGTGACCAACAATCGCGCCCTCAACGAATCATTGACATCAATGTTTAGTGTTGGTGCATCCTCTAAACCGTCATCCGGACCAGGCAGCAACCCTCTGTCACCTTTTTCACAGTTGGTAGCGGGTATTTCGGAAGGTTTCGAAAAAGCCACCAATGAAGGACAAGCAGCACTGCAAAAAGCTTCGTCCGAGGTGTCAAAACTCAAACTAGATGAAAAAGCATCCGAACTGTCGGGAGGATTCAAATCAGGACTGAACCAAATGGCCGGTGACATAAAAAACTTCGGTAACAGTGCCATGGGTGGAAATGTCACAGTAAACAGTGTAGTTGGTGGTACTGTAGATAAATTAAAATCGGTGGTAGGTTCAACCAGTAACATAGCAGCAGATATCTCCGGAACACTTAATAAACTCACTGGCGGCAATCTTGCAGGTGGATTAATGAAAGCTGCCGGTAGTTTTAGTGCAGCTGCCGGCATGCTCAACAATGTACTTAGTCTCAAACGTGGTGTCAACGTTCCAGCGGGAGCGCAGACGTTCGTGCCACAGGGAGAAGCCATTCAACTCAATGTCGGCAATGCAGATGATTGGCGAGTGCGTATAAATTGTCAATGGAATGTTTTTAACAGTTTGTTGTTTCAGCAGCTCAAAGACACCGGTGGAGTAGTCTGGCCGTATATGCCCAGTATCACCGTCAGCACCAAAGCAGAATACTCTACTATTCCAATCACACACGGCAATTATGCTCAATACAGTTATAAAAACAGTGTGATAGATGATATCACTATCAGCGGTGAGTTCAGTTGTGAAACCAACGAAGAAGGCTCTTATTGGATTGCAGCAACTACATTTTTTAAAACAGCCACTAAAATGTTTTTTGGCCAATCACCACTAGCAGGCAATCCTCCTATTATCTGTACACTATCGGGATATGGTAATCGTATATTTGAAAATGTACCTATTATTATAAAATCTTTTTCTGTGGATTTCAAAGATGATGTAAATTATATTCGATGCGATCCTTTTGACAACGGCAAATACACTTGGGTTCCAACACTTAGTACCGTAACTGTGGTAGTGGCCCCTGTTTACACCAGACAAGGTCTAAGACAGTTTAATCTTCAAGACTATGCTCGTGGCCAAATGGCTACTAAGAATGGTGGAGGATATATCTAATGGCTAATTATAATAAAAACAGTCCTTGGGCAGATACTAGACAAAATAATTTCTACCTTAATTTGCTAGAAATAAGACCCGTGCCTTCTGAACTAGATGATTTTCGTTATGTGATAGAAAATCAATATAGACATCGCCCTGACTTGTTGGCCTATGACGTCTATGGAAGTGCAAAATTATGGTGGGTGTTTGTACAGCGGAATATGAGCGTGCTGAAAGATCCTATCTATGATTTTGAACCGGGGGTGGTAATATATCTACCCAAGAAAAATAATCTGCAAAAGTTCCTAGGAATATAAATGGTAGCAAGATTTATTCCTACAGGCCAAGAGTTAACTTATAAACCAGACGGCACTGTGGCGCTGACAGGCTCTCCGACTATTTCAGTGTCACGAGGCACAGCAGAAAATGTGTCTAACCAAAATCCTGCTAGAGCATCTAATCCAGGCACCGCCGCAGCTGGTATAGCATTCAATCAAGGCTCGCTGGGCACAAGGCCTACTTCTAGTTCTCGTAGGCCAGATCCGAAGAAATTGGTCAAAAATCCCATGGAGGTGTTTTCCAGTAATACAGTGCTTTGGACCTTGGCCTGTCTTACACCTGCACAATTTAACGATCCTCGGTCATATAGAAACAGTCCCGGCGAGTTAACTAACATTGTGTTTTCAAGTGGTGGTAGATTCGATTCTCAAAGACAAAAAATTTTTATAAGCCCGGGTGTGGTTACTCAAGCACCTGAATATTATATCAACAATTTTACGATGAAAAACATCATCGGAGCCAATGAAGCCACAGGAAATTCCAATGCAGTAAAATTTGAATTCGATATCATTGAGCCACATTCTATGGGATTGTTATTGCAGAGCATGCAGGCTGCCGCAAAAAATGCAGAATATCTAAGTTATATGGATAATACTCCTTGGGTATTACGCATGGACATACAGGGGTTTGATCAACTAGGTAGAATAATATCAAACATCAAACCAAAGTTTTTTGTTCTAAAATTAACCGGAGTCAAATTCTCAGTCAATGAAGGCGGCAGCACATACAAAGTCGAAGCAATACCTTATAACCATCAGGGATTTACAAGTTCAATTAATACTTCTTATAGTGATGTTAAACTATTTGCCAGTGGCCAGGGGCATGTGTTTGATATATTAGCAAGAAGTGGTGAGGGAAGTCTAGTAGATTTTTTAAACAAGGTTGAAGAAAAACTTGAGAAAGATAAAGAAATAAAAGTAAAAGATGAATACGTAATTCAGTTTCCTATACTGTCCAGCGACTGGAAAAGCTCAGCAGGCAACCAAGAAAAAATAAAAAAAGCCACCGTTGATCTTAATGAAAAAGAACAGATAGTAGCAGTGGCGGCTTCTTTGATCAAGATTGATCCTCAACTACTAGACCAAAATGCCATAGCGTCAGCTGGTTTTGGATTTGATCAAACTTCAGGAGGAAGACCGCTGTTCAAGCGTGCCGGCGATCAATACGATGAAAAAACAGGTGTGATGATTAGGGATGGCATGACCATTGATCCTAAAAAACGTGCTTTTCACTTCGCCCAACAGCAATCTCTAACATCGATTATAAATCAGATCATCCTAAGTTCTGAATATGCCACAGAAGCTCTTGATCCAAAATATCTCACCCCACAGGGATTTATCAAATGGTTCAAGTTAGACGTGCAGATAGAATTATTATCACTTGATGACCTCACAGGCGATTACGGCAAAAGAATAACTTTTAGAGTGGTTCCTTATTATGTGCATCAAAGCCTATTTGCCAATGCTACTTCTGCACCTATAGGCTATGACCAATTGCTGAAAGATGTGGTGAAAGAATATCAGTATATCTATACAGGACAAAATGTCGATGTTCTAAGTTTCAACGTGCAAATTAATAATTTGTTTTATTCAGGAGCCACTCCCAAGCCTGAATCAGAAGCTGCTAAAACTGCCACACAGGATCAAAATAATAACGAAAACTTGCCTTCATCCACAAGCACTAAAAAAGGTCAGGCTCCTCAGGTACAGGCAGCACCAATGGGACGACACAGACCCCGGCGCAGTCCAGAGCTACTAGCAGGATACAAAGGTGGTTCTGGTCAAAAAAGTGTTGAACAAAATGTTGCAGAAAATTTTCAACAGAAATTCATCAGCGGCAACAGTGCTGATTTGGTTACCATAGACTTGGAAATTCTAGGAGATCCCTATTGGTTGGTAGATTCGGGAATGGCCAATCATTTTTCCTCATCATTTGCACCCACTGATCAAATCACTGAAGATGGTACAATGAATTATGAAAGCGGAAATGTTTATATCTATCTCACATTTAGGACACCGATTGACGTTAACACAACAACTGGTTTGTATGATTTTTCACAAGTTGCCGAGGATAGCCCGTTTGGCGGTATATATCGTATAGTCCAGTGTGAAAATACATTCAATGATGGAAACTGGAAACAAAAATTAAAATGTATAAGAATGCCAGGCCCGCAAGGACCTGAGACTTTAAAAACAGTAAAAGCCATTAACCCAGAAACCGGCGAAGAATATGATAAGTTGGTAACGACCAAGGCTGATACGCCAGCCACTGCAATAGGTCCGAAAGAACCTCCTAAAACTTCAGTGGTCGATGCCGCCAACGGCTCCACTAATCGAACTACGGTAGCAAATAATGGTGCTGCGTCTGCCTCGGCGAATACTACTGATAGTCTCAGAAACTCTTCTAGAAGAGCAGCCAAAGAAGCAGCAGATAAAAAAACAACAACAACTTCTAATCAAGCACCGCCTGTGGTTGGATTTAGATATTACAGAGACCTAGGACAAAAATAATGGCAGAAATTACACGACCAGTAGTCGGCGATTCAGACAGACGTGGCGGCCTAACCACTGGCATATATGTTGCCAGAGTTATCAGCCATCTCGATCCTTCATTTATGGGATCTATAGAAGTAAATCTTTTAAAAGATCAAGCCAACACCGCAGGTGATGATAGTCAGACTTTTATTGTAAAATACGCCTCGCCGTTTTTCGGATATACCCCATTTGAATTCATGGGCAAAAACGATGGTAAATTATCTACCATTGACGGATTCAGCGACACACAAAAATCATACGGTATGTGGTTTGTACCACCAGATATCGGAGTCAATGTGTTGGTGTTGTTTGTCAACGGTGATCCTAGTCAAGGCTATTGGTTTGCCTGTGTGCCCGGAGTAAACATCAATCATATGGTACCAGCCATTGCTGGTAGCACAGTAAACAGTCTAGACACTGAAGATAAAAAACGATACGGAAACACCGCATCGCCTTTGCCAGTGGCAGAAGTCAACAAACGTATCAACGGTGAAAAACAAGAAATTGATCCAGAAAAATATCCCAGAGTGGTTCACCCTATAGCAGATAGATTCCTCGAACAGGGCCTACTAGAAGATGATGTTCGAGGATTCAACACCAGCTCGCCGAGACGTGAAGCTCCTAGTATGGTGTTTGGTATCAGCACTCCAGGCCCGCTTG